CAATCCGTATAAATAGCTGAAAAACCCACTTCTATATAGGGCATCATATGGCATTACTTGGCGACCTTGGCAGCAAAGTTGGCGGCGCACTCGGTTCTGGTTTCGGCGGTGTAAATGTTGGCGGAATTGGAACAGGCAACTTTTCTATCGGCGGAAACTTTAGCCTTACCGATCAGAAACAAGCAATCGGCAACAGACCAGTTTCTGATCTTAAAGATCTATACAAACCAGCGGATGGTGTTACAACGCACATGTATCCAGAAGATCTGGATAAAACCAAGTATCTTATGTTCGAGATTCAAAAGAGAGTCCGTAGCGTTGAAAGCGTAACAGAAACAAATGCTGATGGTTCAACATCTACAAACTTGCGTGCGCTAAATCAAAAAACCAATACGCATACTACAATCGTTCTTCCGATTCCAACGCAGATTCAAGATAATCGTGGCGTAGGTTATGATCAACAAGGACTTGGTATTTTTGCAGGTATGGGTGCAGGAGAAGTAGGTGTTGGTGGATTGGCTGAAGATGCAATTAATGCAATCAAAATGCTCGGAGGAACTGCGTTTCAAACTGGCAAAGCGCAGTTGGGTAATGCAGTTGATAATACAGGAAGCGTAACTGGTGTTGCCGCAGCAGGTGCAATAGCACTTCTTGCTGCAAACTATGCTAACAAAAAATTTAATACAGGCATCACTGGTTCACAGTTAGGTCTTGGTGGTGGTATTGCTGCCGCAATTGCTACTGCTAAAGGAACTGCATATCAAGCAGGTGTCGCATATAATCCAAGAATGTCAGTACAGTTTAATGGTGTTGGATTTAGAGAATTTACTTTTTCGTACAAGTTGATTGCTAGATCTCCTCGAGAAAGTGATCAAATTACAAACATCGTACGCACCTTTCAAAAATTTATGTTACCGAAATATTTTGGTGGCTCGCAAACTGGGTTTATCTATCCTGACGAATTCTTTATTTCGTTCGCTCAACCTTTGCAGAAACATATGTTTAAGTTTTTGCCTTGCGTACTCACTAATTGTCAGGTTCAGTATAACACCGAAGGGCAAGCATTCTTTGAGATAACAAGCGCACCAGTATCTGTTGATATTACATTAACATTTACCGAAACCAAAATTATTACTCAAGAACAAATGGATCAGTGGCACAGCTCTCAAGAACTTATTCATGGTTATGATGGGTTTGATAAGTGCGGCGAATTTGGTTGTGCGGCTGCTAGTATGACTGAATCGGTTGATAACAATACTGCTATTGGTGCAAATAAAGTTAATCCTGCGGAGGCACAATCGCAACCTAATGTTACTCCATCATCAACTGCTGCTGATGGTGCTGTCCCAGCAGAAAATGCTAGTTCAATATTTGGGGTTGAGCCAGGAGGCGCATAATGTCTAGATATTTTACATACTTCCCTAATGTTCAGCATGACCTGACCAACAACGGACAGCGTGTTTTACTCAGAAACATTATGCGACGCTTTAGCGTCCTGCCTTCTGTTATGAATAACAAAAAGGTGTATAACGAATACACCATTCAAGCAGGTGAGCGTCCAGATACAGTAGCAAGAAAGTATTATGGCGATCCTGGACTTGCTTGGTTGGTTTTACTGTTTAACGAAAAGCATGACGCTATCTTTGATTGGCCAATCTTCAACTACGATTTCGAGCAATACATTAAAGGCAAGTATGGTAGCGTTCCTGCCGCTCAAGCGCAAGTGTATGAGTATCGCAAAGTGCTGACTGCAAAACGCACCAAAACTGAAGGTACAATTATTCAGAAGCGTTATGTTGTTGTAGATCAAACTACATATAATAGTCTAAGTGAAAGTCAAAGAGAACTGATTACAGCCTATGACTGGGAACTTGAAGAGCAAGAAAAGAAAAGACAAATTAAAATTTTAGATAGAGCCTATTTACCACAGGTACAAGAAGAAGTTAAGTATATTCTTAGGAATGGTATTTAAATGCGTGCAACGATTGATAAACTCCTTTTGATTCCAGCAAAAGGGCAGACTCTTGACATAAGATCACTTGTGATGGAGATCAATGTTTATCAAGATCTTTATGACCATTACATGCATTGCGATCTAGTTGTATTGGATTCGACAGATATCGCAGGTGCGTCAGCACAAGATGTAGAAAATTGGATCAACGGTGGTTTTACTGGTCTTGATACTTTGTTGTTTCAGTACACACCTGTTGGTGGTATTGGCGTTCAAATATCAAATCTGTTTATGTTATATGAACGCAGCGCAAGAAGTATCGTAAAAGATGGTATGTGGGGATATGTCCTTTCTGGCGTTAGTCTTGAATCGTATCAAAGTTTCTCAAAGAAAATTTCTCGTGCATACGGCGGAAGCAGCGGTAACACTATTGACAAAATGATTGCAAGTATCACTAAAGAATACCTCTACAATCGTGCCGTGCGTGATGATTACAACTCAATTAAACTTGATACACAAACTGTTATCGAAAAGAATATCTTTATAGAACCAACAATTGGTGCACATCGTTTCGTTATTCCAACTCTTTCAGTTGATGATACGATTGAGTTTTTAGCAAACGAAGCAGACTCTACGAGCCATATTCCACAGTATCTGTTCTATGAAAACTATCAAGGATTCAACTTCCGTAATTTGGAAACACTTATTTCGTTGAAGCCAAGACAAAAATTTGCATTGACTGCGTTTAATCTAAACTCAGAATACACTCGACCAACAGGCGCAGATAAAATTATTAATTACAGTGTAGTCAAAGAAAACAACCTGCTTGAAAAAGTTAGAGATGGTATGTTTAAATCTAAAGTGATTCAACTGGATGTGTTAAAGAAACGAAAGGTTGAACAGGTATGGGATTATGCGAAAGGAAGTACTCGTTTCACTACACTACAATCATTTAGACACGAAGGTAATGTTGATGACTCAGATGCTAATGTTACATTAATGACAACCAGAGCTGGACATGATTGTCAGTGTATGGTGTTTAAAAGAGAAAATCATTTACCAAAACGCATCGATCAATTTATTGCTGCTCGAAAAGCATACATGAAACATATCTTCAATACAACTCTTGATGTTGAAGTTGCAGGAACCACTGCTTTGGATGTGGGCAATAATGTTTATCTTAAGTTCCCGATCAGTGATGGACTTGAAGATAGAGAAGATTTAATTGATACTCAGTTGACAGGTAAATACATAGTAACGAAGATTCGTAATCAGTTCAGTGGCATCAGTACTGAGAGCGAAATGAAAACAATTTTCCGTTGTTCTAAGGACACGCAAATTCAATTGTAAGGTGACGATATGGCTAATTTTTTAGATGAAGTTTTAAACTTTGTAAAACCAAATAAACCTCAGGTTCTTCAAGAACTGATTGAACCAGAAAATCAGGTGCCGCACGATGAAGAAACTGATACTACCGCAAAAAGCGATAACAAAAAGGAATCCCTTCAGGAAATCGTAAATGCGTAATTTTATGGGCAAAGGCGACTTCGTCTGGTGGGTCGGAGTCGTTGAGGATAGAAACGATCCTGTTCAGATGGGGCGTGTTCGTGTGCGCTGCTTTGGCTGGCACACTGACGATAAAGGTTCAATCCCAACTGATATGTTACCTTGGGCAATGACAGTCAATGGTATTCAGTCTGCCTCAGTATCTGGTCTTGGCAATTCACCAACTGGTTTGGTAGAAGGTGCTTGGGTTGTTGGGTTCTTTATGGATGGCGATCGTGCACAAGAACCAATTGTTATTGGTTCATTAACAGGTGTGCCTGTAGAGTTTGCCGATTCGCTTGTTGGTTTTAATGATCCAAACGAAAACTATCCAAAGTGGATTAATGATACTGATGTAAGCCAAGCAGCAAGACAGACTACTTGCGAAAACCACCCAGTAAGACACTATAAAAATGCTAATCGTGTAAATGATCTTGGGGAGCCAATTAAATATCCAACAGCTGTACCACCAAAGATTACTTCAGTTGCGCCTGATCGTGCATCAACATACTATACGCTGAAGACATGGCAAGAAAAGCCAGCTGCAGATGATATGATCTCGTTGTATCCACACAATCACGTGTTCGAAACTGAGAACGGTCATCTACAAGAATTTGATGATACGGAAGGTTCAGAAAGATACCATCGTTATCATCCAGCAGGTACATATGAAGAAATCGTAGCTGATGGTTCTAAGACTGTAAAAGTTATTGGTGACAGCTATGAGTTATTGCTACAAAATAACAATGTGTATATCAAAGGTGATTACAATGTTACAGTTGGCGGAACTAAGCGTGAATTAATCAAAGGCAACTATCATCTTCAAGTTGAGGGTGATGTTTCATTTGACTTTCAGAAATCACATCAAACCAAAATTGCTCACAATCAAGAAACCGAAATTGGTAAGACAAGAGCAACTAATATTGGACAGAACGATTTACTCACACTTGTTAAAGGCGATAGCGTAGAACAAGTTGCTAGTGGTGAAAAAGTATTGATTGTACAGAAAGACTATAATATTAATGTGAATGAAGATTATGCATTGACTACATTCGGTAATACACAGATCTTTGTGACTGGTGATTATAAATTAACAAACCTTGGTGTACATTATGTAACATCTCGGGGAAATATGAAAACAGAAACTGCTGCGAATCAGACAGTTACTGTAACAGGGACTAAGACTGAAACAGCAGCGACATCAGCACAAACATATACAGCTGGAGATATTGTAGTTGCTGGTATTTCTCTAACGACTCATACTCATGGTAGTGTTTCTTCTGGTTCTTCTAGCACAGGAGCTCCTGAATAATGACAATTTGCGATTTAAAAAACCCTGATCTACAAAAGATTGCTGAAGGAAAGCAAGATCTTAAGTCTAAGATGACTGAAGGATTGTCTGGTCTCGGCAGTATGGCAGACATTCAGAAAAAAATGAATGAAGGATTTAAGGGATTGACTTCAGGAGCAACTGGTCCAGCATTAGTATGTCAGTGTAATGGCGGAGACCCACTTGCTTCAACTGAAGAAGAATGTCTTGCTACTGGTGGAACATGGGTTTGTAAAGAAGTTGAAAACTTTAATCTTCAACAAGAACTGCTTTCTTTAAATGATAAATCGCCAGTTGACTTTGCTGCTGGCGTTCAAAGCATTAAAGAAAAGTTTGGAGAACTTGTTCCAGATCTTAATGACAAGATTAAAACAATATCACCAGCGATGGGTGACTTTTTTGAGAACTTTCAAATGCCTGCGCTACCAAAGGCAGGCGATACAGTTTTAAACTGTAACTGTGTTGGCGGCGATCCATTAGCATCAACCGAAGATGAATGTTTAGACTCTGGCGGTTCTTGGGTTTGTACTGAAGAAACATTAACAGCTGATCTTGGTTCAACTTTTGCTTCAAAGATACAAGGTGGCATTGGTTCGATTACCAGTTTCTTCAGTAACAAAACTGGTGAAACTGCAGGAACAGGTGGTATTCCTTCGCTTTCTGATGCATTCAGTAAATTCAGTACAGCAATCAAAGGAGCTGAAATACCATCGTTTCCTAAGCCAGGAGAAAAGGCTGTAATATGCAACTGTGTAGGTGGTGTTGGCGTCGCTACTAATGAAGCTGAGTGTAATGAGATTGGCGGTAAGTGGGTTTGCGAAATTGGTATCGCACCTGAAATTCCAAATATTTTTGGTGGCGATGGACTTCCTAAAATTTCAAAAGAAACAATGTGTAACTGCATTGAAAATGTTGAAGTTAAAGATACGATTAAAACTGATCCACAAACAGGTATTCAGTCAATTGTTAAAATTGCAGATACGCTACCAAAAGAACCAGAACTTCCGAAAAAGGAACCAGCTCCACCTGTACCACCACCAACAACTCAATCGAAAGAAAAAGATGTACTTGGTGGAGCATCAGTTGGTTTTGCATCAGCTCAAAAGACTATTCGCAATGCATTGGGTAGGACTATGAAGAAAGCGAATCTTGTAACAGACGAATACACCAATATGTGGTTCTGGATTTATAGAGAAGGGTTTTATAAAAACAGCAGCGAAGTATCTCAAGATGCATCTAACAACCCTGGTCCTTGGAAACGAGTAATGCCTATTGGAAGAGAAGATGTTGAAAAGAGCTGGGATCGTTTTAAAAATGCATTTGCCGATGCAGTAAAAGATGACAAATATAGATCAAAGACGCTTGATAGTAGAATTGAAAAAGTTCGCTCAATTTTTATTAAACAATACACAAATGATGAAGCATTGTTTAATGGCAACAATTCAATTTATGGTGGCGAAAAAGGATTAAATGCTTGGTTTGAATTTAAACTTGAACAGTCTCGTGCGAATGGATTGGAAATACAAGCATCTAAGGTTAAAGAAGTTGAACAAGAAAAAGCACCAGCTCCAGCACCAAATGCGATTGCTAATGTTAAAACTGAAGAGCCAGTTAAAATTACGCAAAAAGAAGCTGAAAAGGAACTTGATCTTTCGGCTGGCGAAATAAAGGGAACGCAAACACATGTGTTTGGAGATAGACCTGATCTAACTGTAACTTATAATGCTGATGAAGTAAAACTTATCAATCCAGATGGTGGTACTTGGAAGTTGAAGTCAGATGGAACTACATTTAGTGCACTTGATCAAACCGAATATGATCTTAAACTTAGAGTTGCAAAGAACAAAGAAACAGCAACAACAACAAGAACAAGATCTAATGGTACATCAGAGTTTATTGCATACTATGTTGATCGTGGCAATGTTTATGTTTTTGTTATTGAGAAGTATGGATTGGATGCTAAGAAACAAGCAGCTTGGGATAAGAAAAAGCAATCGGTTAAATACACGAGGAAATTATCTGCTCTGAATATTTCTCCAGATGTTATTCCATAACGAATAAATAGTTTGATCAATTAGTGCTTTTATTCTTTTCCTTAAAGGCTGCAATCTGATTATACTGAAAATGAAGTGATAAGTCAAGGAGTTTTTATGAAAATACATGATTCTTTAGTAAATTTGTTTGAAACATACATTGCAGAGAGCGATAAGTTTGAAACAGGCAATAAATCAGCTGGTACAAGAGCAAGAAAAGCACTTGCAGAGATCAGCAAAATGTGTAAAGAGCGTAGAGCAGAGATTCAAAACTCTAAAAACGAAGGATAAATAACACGTGGCGGATACTATCTTCAGCGATCTAAACCTTGCTTTTACTGCGCATCCAGTAACTGGTGCGCTTTCACGCAAATTAGAACGAGAAGCAGTTCGCCAATCTGTTAAATCGCTTGTCTTAACAAATAGAGGCGAGCGTCCATTTAAACCCGACATTGGTTGTTCTATTCGCAGTTATTTGTTTGAACTTTGGACGCCGATGGTTAAGCAGCAAATGGAACATGCTGTATTAGAGGTTATTCGTAATTACGAGCCAAGAGCAAGAATTATTCGACTTGTAATTAACGATAACCCAGATATGAATTCATTGATTGTGTCAATAGCATTTATGATCAAGAATGACCCGAATCCAGTAACACTGGATGTAATCTTAAGCAGAGTACGATAATGGCAACAGCAAACACTTATCTAAGAGTTACTGAACTTGATTTTTCAGGTATTCGAGATAATTTAAAATCATACCTTAGCACTCAATCTCAGTTTCAAGATTACGACTTTGAAGGTTCTGCTATGGCAGTCCTTCTTGATGTGCTTGCTTATAATACACATTACAATGCATACTATCTAAATATGCTCGCTAATGAGATGTTTCTTGATACTGCGCAGCAGCGTGACTCAGTTGTATCACGTGCAAAAGAACTGGGTTATGTTCCTGTATCTGCTATTGGCGCAACTGCTAATGTTCAGGTTACATTTACTGGCGTTGCATCAGGAACAACTCAGTTTACAATTCCAAAGAATTCTAAATTTACAACAACGGTTGATGATGTAACTTATACTTATGTAACACCTGAAGCATACAAAGTTGTAAGGAACAACGGCGCATATTCACGCTCAATTAATATTAAAGAAGGCGAGCCACTTACGCATCGCTTTACTGTTGGTGTTGCTGGTCAACGATACATTCTGCCGAATCAGTATATTGATACATCAAGTATCACTGTATTTGTTCAAGAATCCGCCACTGATACTACGCAAACTGAATTTACACGTGCAACGAATATCAATCAGGTGTTCTCAACTTCTCCAGTGTATTTCTTAGAAGAAGTTGCTGATCAAAAATATGAAATTCTTTTTGGTTCAGGTGCACTTGGTAAAGAGGTAAAAAGCGGCAACATTATTATTGTAAGTTATCTTGTTTGTAACGGCAGCGCAACAAATGGTGCTTCTGCATTTAGTGTTGATACATTAAATGTTGGAGTATCATATTCAGCTGCAACACTGGTAACGAATAGCACTGCTCGTGGCGGTCGTTATCCAGAAACAATTTCTTCAATTAAATTTAATGCTCCACGCAACTACCAGACGCAAAACAGAGCGGTAATTAATGAAGACTATCAGCGTATCCTTTTGTCTGAAAACGCCGACCTGCAGTCTGTAGTGGCATTTGGCGGAGAGCAAGCGAATCCTCCAGTCTATGGTAAGGTGTACATTGCTGTCAAACCTTTCGGCGAAGAGTTTGCTACTCAAAACCGCAAAGCGCAGGTTCGTGCTTCTATTCTTGATCGTACTCCTCTTGGTATTGATCCAGTTGTAATTGATCCAGACTACACTTACTTGATTCCTAACATTACAACATATTATGACAAAACTAGAACACGTGTAACAGAAGCTGCGATTGAAGCGAATATTCGTGCAACAATTGCTACATTTGCTACAAACAATCTTGAGCGTTTCGGAAATCGTTTGCGTTATTCTCGTTTCGTTCGTGCGCTGGACAATGTTACAGTAGGTGAAATTCTTAACAATGATGCAACAATTAATCTAGAAAAGCGTTTTGTTCCAAATGTTAATGCTGCTGAAAAAGTTGAACTTGCATACAACAACCCTATTCGTCCAGAATCAGTAACATCAACTGAATTTACATACAGCGGTTTCTCATGTTACTTTGATGATGATGGTTTGGGCAACATCAATATCTACCGCTTTAACAGCGCAAGAGAACGTGTCAATGTTGTTTCTAATGCTGGTACAGTAAATTACGCAACAGGATTAGTTGAAGTTGAAAATTTTGCTCCAAGCGCATACTCTGATATTCAGATGAAAGTGACTGTTACTCCCGATCGTTTGGATGTTATTCCCGTTCGTGAGCAAATTCTTTTGATGAACTCTGGAGATGCAGTAATCAGCATTGTTGGTGAGTTAACCTAATGGCAGTTCTGGAAAAAATTTCAAAACTGGTTAGAAACCAGTTTCCCGATTTTTACAAAGAAGATGGAGAAGGATTCCTTCTCTTCATTCAGGCATACTATGAGTACATGGAGCAGAATGGCAAACTAACCGACGCCATTCGCAACCTTGAATCATATCGTGATATCAGTACAACCACTGACGAGTATCTAACATACTTCTTTAATACGCTAATGCCTTCGATTCCCGAAGACGTGCTTGCTAACAAGCGTTTGATGGCGAAATATATTAAAGAATTTAATCTATCACGTGGTACTCTCGCCTCATACAAGTTGTTGTTCCGTACTATTTACAATGAAAGTATCGAACTCTTTTATCCATCAGATTCTATTCTTAAGGTTTCTGATGGCGACTGGCGTATTGATCAATATCTTGTTTGCAGCTATCAACCAGCAACATATACCTTTATTGGGAAAACAATCAAAGGAACATCTTCTCAAGCAGAAGCACTCGTAGAAGATGTTGTTCGCCGAACTGTTCGTGGTCGAGATTTGATGCAGATTCTTGTATCAAATGTTAAAGGTACATTTAATCACTTAGAACCAATTCGTTTACTGTCTGATACAAATGCAACTGGCCACACGCCGATTATTGAAGCTGGCATCAATAATGTAACAATTACATCTCCTGGTGGCGAATATCGTAATGGTGATGTTGTTCGTTTGATTTCTCCTGATGTTGGTGAGTTTGCTAAAGTTGTTGTTATTGGTACAGTTGACCTTGGTGGTACACTTACATTCTCAATTGAAAATGGTGGTTCAGGTTACACAACTTCAACCAGTAACGGTGGAACAACGATTGAACTAATCGGAGGCGATGGTTCTTCGCCAGCAAGTTTTGTTATTGGTCAAACGGATATTAATGACACCTTTGCGATTTCAATTAATACTGATCTAATTCAAAGTAACACTGTTTTTGGATCTATGGCTCCAGTAATTACGAATGCTGATGGTGCGCCAAGAGCAATGAATCCATTTGCGAATGTAATTATCTCAGCAACTGATTATGGTTTTAGAGAATCGGGCACGGAAGTTCTTGGTAACAGAAGATACAGCGATCATGCGAATGCTGTACTTGTAGTTGCAAACACTACTAATCCAGGAATTACGGTTGGTGCATCTTTGTTTGGTGTTACTTCAGGTGCTAATGGTACAGTTACAACAATTCGTAGAGCGCATAACGGTACGAATGTTGTTATTGGTGTTGATACATACAAAAACTTTACTGGCTCTGAAAAGATAAACATTAGCACTTCTTCTGGTACAACAGTTGGTACAGTTACTTCATTTACAGGTAACACCGCTGGCTGGATTCCGCTATCAATTGCAGTTATCTCTGGCCAAGAACTTTCGGTTGGCGATGAAATTCGTGGAAGATACTCAAATGCTATTGGTGTTGTCACTCATGTTGGCGACGCTAATACAGGTGCATATACTGCACCATCAACTGTAGTTCGTGATGTAATTACATATCGTGTTGCTGCTAACACAAGCGCAAATCTTACCAGTCAGTTTACTGCTGGACCAATTAAACCGTTTTCTCATTACGAACCAATTGCTTTGGTAACTGCGAACACAACAGTTGGTAATGTTGTAGATTGGTCAGTTACTTCTAATGGTATTATTGAAAATGTATATACTAAACTTGAAGACGCATTTAATTTCTTAAATACAACCTTCGGCACCATTAGAAAACTATCAAATATTGTTGGTGGTTCTGGTTACTCACGTGCCCCAACGGTTCGTGTACGATCTAATGATGTTGCTGCGCTTGGTATTGGTGAATCTTGGATTACCATGACCAGTACAGATTCAAATCTTAATCTTATCGACACAAGCGATAGATTGCATCAAACGAGCGAACAAGCATTTGGTGATATTAAACAAATCTTCAGCAAACAACTTCAGCCTGATGGAGTTACCTATGAAGTTGTTGCACGTGTATGGCAAGATTTCGGCAACCGTGATCCTGATGGAAAAGAATATGCATTGGGCGCAGCAACTTTGAGAAGAATGGCTGGTTCTTGGATTCCTGGGTATCATACTGATACAAGAACGCTAGATGGAACTGTTAATGTTACCATCACCGCAATTGATGATAGAGGTGTTCTTGGTAAGAATGCACGTATTAATGCTGGTGTTGGTGCGAACGGTACGATTACTGCGATTCGTACTCTTGACTCTGGTTTCTCTTACAAACAAGGTGAAGAAGTTATCCTCGAAGCAACGAATCGTCCCCTTGCTACTGGCGGTACAGGCATAATTAAACTTTCAGGTGTTGCAAATGCTGAAGGTTATTATGCAACAACAAGAAGTCATGTATCAACCGCTCGTGGTTATATTCAAGACGGCAGATATTATCAAGAGTTCTCATACGAAATTATCTCACCAATTTCTTTGCAAAGATATCGTGACTATGCATTAAAGTTGGTACACCCAGCTGGTCAGGCATTGTTTGGTAAGTTCCGTTCGCAGTCGAATGTTTATGTTGATGTAACTGCAAATACATCGTACACTAAGACGCTAATATCTAATGGTACAATTTCAATTACTAAGACCGCAGCGAATGGTACAGTTGCGATTCAGAATGGTAACAACTATGTTGTAGGCACATCTACCAACTTCTTGGGTGAGTTCGGTAATAAAGCAGTTGCTGGTAGCGTAGAAGTAACAGCAGCAAATTCAACTGTAATTGGTACTGGAACTTCGTTTACAAATTATGCAGTTGGCGATTTGTTGCAAGTTGGCAACAACGATTATGTTATTAAGACTATCGCCAACAATACAGTTATGTCAGTAAGACCTGATGTAAACTTGAAGGGTGCTTCTTCTAACTCCAGTTACACCGTAAATGGTAAGAGCAGCTTTATCGTAGAATGGGATCCAGGTGCTGGTATTCCAAATCGTTTTGTTGAAGTTGGTTTTAGTGCTAACTCGGCAACGAATGTAATTCTAACTGATAACTGGATCTTTGGCACGATTACTGGCGCAAACATTTACTTTGCAAACTCTCATACTATTGCTGGTTCTTCAACTACATTGACCAGCGAGTTTGCGAACGGTGATGTTATTCTTATTGAAACTGCGCATAAACAATATGACAAACTCGTACTAAATAAGGTGAATTCCGCTACTTCTGCAAATCTTGCTTCTAAGTGGGTTAAGGCAGACCTTTCTGGTGCGAATGCTTATTATATTTCAGGAACTTTCTAATGGCTGTTTATAGATACGCTACAAAAGACCTTTCAATCACTAACGCAGAGGCATTTAAAGCAGCACTCAGCGCAAGTGATGGTAGATCAACTAAGAATTCTGTTATTCTTTATGTTTGTATCGGTAGAACAAATCCTTGGCCAAACGAACCAACGCCTGAAAATCCACCAGACAACGAACAGTATTTGCATTATGAAGTAATGCGTAGAATGATTGGTGCTAAAAAAGTAACCACTGGTGATGTAAGTCATGTAATTCCAAGATATGACTGGACTTCTGGTACGGTCTATTCAATGTATCGTGACACCGATACAGACATGTATGAGCGTGCTTGGTATGTTCTTACTGATGAAAATAATGTGTACATTTGTTTGTACAATAACAAAGGTGCGCAGTCAACAATTAAACCTACTGGATTCTCAACGCTTCCATTTACAACCTCTGATGGTTATACATGGAAATATTTGTACACCATTTCGTTGGGCGATGCGCAAAAGTTTATGACTGCGGTTCATATGCCAGTCAAAACTATTACTGCTGCTGATGGTTCTATTGAATCTTCTCGTCAGCTGGCGGTACAAAACGCAGCAGTGAATGGTGCGATTCTAGTTGTCGAAACAAATCAAACTGGTTCGGGATATTATCAAGTTGCGAATGCCGCAGTTGTTTCAGCAGGCGTTAATACTCTTAGAATTTCTGCTACGGCAAATCCAGAAACGACTGATAATTTTTACAACGGTTCGAGCGTATATGTTACGGACGGAACTGGTGCTGGACAGTTGCGTAGAATTATCAATTGGTCGGGTTCTACTAGAACGCTGACTGTAAACACTGCTTTTGCTACAGTATGTAACACAGACTCACGTGTTATTATTTCTCCAACCGTTACGATTATCGGCGATGGTCAAGGAGCAAAGGCATATTCATTAGTTGATACAAGTACAGGAGCAATTGCTAATGTTGCTGTAATTAATGTAGGTTCTGGTTATACACGTGCGCAAGCATTAATTACTGCAAACAGCACTCACGGTGCTGGCGCAACAGCAAATGTAATCATTTCTCCGCTTGGTGGTCATGGCCATGATCCGATTCGTAATCTTCATGGCGATAAGCTGATGCTTAATGTTCAGTTTAATGGTTCTGAAGGTCAATCAAATACTGGTAAAGGATACATTCCTTCAAACACTGAGTTTAGAACAATCAGCATATTGCGTGATCCAGTTCTAAAGGTTGATGCAAACAACGATATCGTTTCTGTTGAACATATTGCTAACACTTCTAATTCTCCAGCAACTTTGCGTTTGACAACTCGTTTTGGTATTTCTTATTTGAGTCCAGAACTTATTGGTAACATTGTTCCTAACAATATTCTTACCAATTTGCGCAACTATAATCGTGCAGTATCTGGTGAACTTGAATTTGTAACGCAGTTTGGTACAGCTGCAAGAACAGCAGCTGCTCTTTCTAACGCAGTACTTGCTGCAAACTGTAATGTTGTATATGCAAGAGATGATGAAACAGTTGACGATTCATACTTTCAAACTCTGTATATAAATAGCGTAGAAAGTTACAGCGATTATCCTGCTTTTACTAAAGATGATGTTCTGTTAAAGAGCACCAGTGCAACTCCATTGGCTACTGTTGAATCAATTAGTGGTCCAGAGGCAAATACATTCTCTGGAGAAATTATCTTTACAGAAAATGTACAAGCAGTAACTCGTGACCCAGACCAAATTGAAGATATTAAGATCATTCTAGATTTCTAAGGATAAGATAAATGGCAATCGAAACCAATCTTAATCAAAGTCCATATTTTGACGACTTTGTCGGCACCGAAGAAATCCAAGGTGCAGTTGATAAGAACTATCACCGTATTCTCTTCCGCCCAGGATATGCAGTACA